TTGTTCGATACCTTGATCTACAAAGTCACCACCTATCAAACCCTTAAGTGCAGTCTTCATACCTTCATTAACAGAGCTTGCGAAAACGTTTCCTGCATTTTCAGATAATATAGCATAGTCTTTGGAACTTGCAATGATATGCTTCTCGGTCGTTCGCATTGTCTTATTTAATGCTTTCTGAATTTCAACTCTCTCTGCTTCACTAGCAGTCTTGAGCATTGTCTTGTATTGCTCCATTGCAGCAATATAAGCATCGAGCATTACTCGATTAGCATCAGACATCATGTTATAAGTAGACTTTTCTATATTCATACCAAAATGTTCTAACTTCAAATTAACTCTATCGAAAGGATTTGATAAAGCTTCTATTGCAGCTTCTGCTGTATCTTCAGAGATCTTAGTTTGAAGAGAATTCATCCAACGCATTGCCTGTAGTCTTACTTCAGGAGACTGAGTCATATCTTCTGATATGCCTTTAGCTATATCAAAGCTATTAACTTTACCTGAAATATCGCCACTAGAACCACCTAGAACATTTACACCCTTAGCATCAGCTTCAATACCTAAAGTATTTAATGTGGCTTCGAGGTTTTGGAAAGGTGTTCTAAATGAAATTAAAGTAGTAAGATATTCTTTTTCTAAGGCAAGACGTTCTTTCTCCACTTCAGCTAATCGCTTTTGCATTTCAGCAACAGGAATACCAGATTCCATTATTGCTAGTTCTTTTTGATAAAGTTTTTCACCTCTATCAATCATACTTTGGCTGAGCTTATCAGGGATCTTTCTTAATGTTTCCAAGGAGAGATTCACACGAGGTAATACAGCATTCATGTGATCTAATGCATCAGAGAGCTTAATTGGATCCGTCTTTATACCTGTGACATCAGAACCAACTTTACCCTTCTGTTGTGCAATACCAATTTCAGTATTGATAAGTGCATCCAACTGGGCTTGCATCTCTGTAGCTTTCTTTTCAAAGTAAGGCTTACCCTTAGCATCTTTAGTAAACTTTGCAAGTTCATCTGCGGTAGAAGCAAACTGTTCTAAAACGGAGCTATCTAGTCCTTGAATATCAGAACTCTTTAAACCCTTGATTCCAGAAGCTGTAGCTCTTTCCATGATCTTGTCTACAACAGGATCATAGTTACCTTTCTTTAATCTATAAGAAAGTGTAGAGGTATCTTCACCAGGACCACCGCTACCGCCGCCTCCGGTTTTATCTGCACTAAAGAAAGTCTTAAATAACTCTGCTAAACCATTAAGAAGTTCGTCAATACCTTCTTTAAAATTACCTTCTTTCGCGAAAGCCCAACTTCTACTCCAAACAGTTGGTTCTGTACCTTCCGCAAAATGCTTTACATTAGCACCAGAGTTAATCTTATCCAACAGACCACGGTGTTTTCTGGCTGCTCTTGCATTTACAACAAACTCACCATTGGATAGCATTGCAGGAATAGAATCTGACTTACCAGTTCCAGGACCACTAATATTGCCACCAGCAGCATGCTTTCCAAATATACCTACCTGTTCTTCAGGACTAATTGCAGGAGCTGAGAGAACCTTAGCAACACCAGGACTCATGGATTCAATGGAAATCTTCATTGGGTTAGCAAAAGTAATTCCAGACATAGACTTCATTAGAGCTTCATTGGATGCAATATCAACCTTCTTCTGAGCCTCTATAAACCGCTCATCAAATAGTTTCTTGTCTTCAGCTGTAAACCACTGATTTGGTGCAACCTTGCCATCTCTTGCATACTCAGTGCCTTTTCGCTTTAAGATGTCTTCTATTGATGCATCAAACCTTGCAACAATTTCAGGATCAAACTTTCCAGTGAAAGCTGATTTAAGAACATAGCTTCTTCGTAAACCTTCAATTTCTTTCAGTAAACGTGCATCTTTATCATCAGGATTCTTTTCCACTAATTGTGTTCTAACTTCCATTCGATGATAAAGATCTTTAACATCATTGCTGACTTCATTAAGTTTTTCTGTAATTGGTTTTCTGAAGTATAAGACAAGTCCTGCAACTAAACCAATACCAAGGGCGGCAACTAAAAATGGCCATGCAGCACTGAGTACAGCAACAAAAGCTATACCCACTCCAGTACCCAATGCAGAACCGGCACCCTGGCCTATAAAACCAGATGAAAGAATAACAGCTGTTTGTGCCCATCCTGGATAACCAGTCATTCCTTTTGCAATGTTGGCTCCAATTTGGAATCCCATGACTCCACCAAGGACACCACCAACAGCACCAAAAGTATTTCTGATAGCATTTTGAAATGCTACTTTAGTCTCTTTTACAACACCTTCAAGTCTTGTGGCTTCTGCGTTAAGCTTGTCATAGTCTTTCTTAAGACGTCTTTCTTCAACAGGTTGTTCTTCTTTAGTCTGTCTCTCGACTTCTGACAATTGCGCCTTAGAACCTAATGCACGATGTACATCAATATCTTGTGCATTTGTACCTGGATAAAAGTAATTTAAATCCTTTCTAGAAACAATATCTTGCGCACCACGTATTCCAACAGGACGATTTGTATAAGGGTCAATTCTATTAGCAATAGTACGTAAATCTTCTGAATGCCCTGCTGTGACTTCTCGCATTAATCTAGTATAATTTTCAGTAGTGGCTATTAATTTACTTTCAGCTGCATTTGCCTCGCGTCTGGCACCTTTAGCAGAATACATATCAGCAAAAGCTAAATTGCTAATTGTAGGAGCAGTAATTGCACCAATAGCAATTTTTCCAGCTGCTTCTCTACCAGCTTTAAATAGTAAAGCTAATTTAGCAAGTAAAGATAAAAGGCCTAGTGGATCGTTTTTAATACTACCATTTCCAGACTTAGCGAAAGAGCGCTTGAAACCATCTTTAACAACTTGCCCAAAATCACTCATACCATCGTTTATTTTCTTAAGTTCTGTATTCGAAATACCTTCTTTAATCTTTTTGAAGAACGTTTTAAATCTATCAAGGAACCCCGCAAATTCTTTTTCTGCTGCTTCTGCCTTTATTGGTATAACAACCTTTCTTATATGATTTCCTCTAACTTTATCCGTTGCTGGTCTTTCATCGGAAGTATAAAAGATTCTTTCTAAAAGTGAATTAATTCCTTGTAGACCTGCATTTAAAGTACCAAATACTGTATCATAGATAGTTTTAGAGTAAATAGTTTGTGAAGCTGCAACACCCCAAACTGTCGTTAGTAAGGACAATAGAGCAACTCTTACAGGACCAGCACTTGTTGCTTTTACAATTGCTAATCCAATTAAAGCAGTAAATGCTGTAAGGATGGGTAATTGCATTTCTCTAGGAAATGCATTCATTAAATCGTGACCAGGAAATCTCTTTGGAGAATTCATAAACGGACCCCTACCAACATAACCCTTAGTGTTGATAGGTTGACCATCCATTACACCAGGATAAGGATCTCTCATTCCAAGAGCTTGTCGCATTGTATGCGCAAACTTTGAATGATTGAACTTATCCATTGCATCAATATAGCGTTCTTGGATTCGTTTAGATTGTGGGGAGTCTAATACTTTATCTTTAGTTTCATTAAATTTATTTTTTGACTTTCCGAATAGACCTTTTACACCATCAAACTTAAGTTTACCACTTCTGAAAGCATTAATTCCAAACCAGACAGCACCTATGGTAGATACCGTTCCTAAAATCTTTAATAAAGTCATTCTATATTTGGTTAATAATGAAAGGCCTATAATTAATGGGGTTATAATACGACCCTTACTGAAAATTTCAGAAGAAATTTTAACAAAAGTTTTTACAAGTGTGATTGGCTTCTTTAATAATAAACCAAACCAATAAATAATTCCTTCGATCAAATCTGGAATATATGATTGTCCAATAACAACTTTATATAACCAAGCAAATGGTGCTGCAATGGCAAGAGCCCACTTTTTAACTGTTACTATAATTGCATCTAATCCAGGAAATATTTTGTGGATATCAATAGATTTAATTTTGCTAAAAATATTACCCGTTACTTCTTTGACTTTGTCTTTAACAGTATCAAATAAAGACACAACATCTAACATTAAAGAAAATACTTTGATCTTTAATCTTAGGAATACAAATCCAAAAATGTTCGCAAAGTCTGCTATTTTAAGCGCCATTCTATTTATAGTAGCGGCGAAGCCTTCACCCATTCCAAAGACATTTTTATTAACTGCATCAAATAGTAATAAGAAAGAATCTCTAAGATTTAAAAAGGCCTTTTCATAAGTGATACCCATATTCTTAAATCTAATTTCAATCTCTTTTTCCATCTTTATAATGGAACCAAAGACATCTCTTGCGGTAATTTTACCTTCATAACCTAATGCTTGCATCTGTCCAACGGATAACCCTAAACCTTTAGCAATATCATTTGCTAAAGCTAAGGTATTCTCCATAACAGACTTTAACTCGTCACCTGAGAATTTACCACGACCTAAAGCCTGACCTAGCTGTTGAACACCAGCCGCTGCTTCTTGCGCAGTAGCACCAGACGTAGCAATAGATTTAGAAACAAGTCTGACTGCTTTCGCAACTTGTGATTGGCTATAGCCCATTTCTGTGCTAGCCATAGCAAGTCGAGAATATAGTTTGGTTGTGCTTTCAAGACCAGCACGAGTCTCCATTGAAATGTTTTTAACTTGTTTCCAAGCAAAGTTAAATTCATTCTGAGATTTAGTCACTACTCTGAGTTTGTTCTGCATATCAGTAAGGCTATCAGACATCTTTGTAAATGTCCTAAAGCCACCATATGCTACCAATCCAACGGTAAATACCTTCGCAAGATTACTAAAGCTATTAGAAACCTTGTCTGCACTGTCTTTAATACCATTAACTGATTCACGTAATTTAGCAAGATCAGCTTGCGCTTGTTTAGAATCAGAGATTGTTCTTAAAATAATTGCCATAGTTGTTTTCCTTAATTTTAAACCCAGGATCCTATGTGGACCCTGGGTATTTAAAACTAGTCGATAATATCGACTATTGTGCCTACTGGCTTACCGTACTTTAGTGCGATAGCCTCAACGAAATGAGCGGGAGCTTGTTTAGAAGATCCCTGATTCAAATATTGAATGTAAGGTACTGGATTCATTACATTGTACATGTTAGATAGTTTTTGTATCTCCCATGACGCTCTTGCAAGACCAGTATCTATTGGTGTCATTGCAACGATTTCATTTTTCATCGTTGAGACCATAACATCACTTTGAAGACTTGTACTAGCTTGTCTAGAACTTGACAGCTTTTTAAACTCTTCATCAATACCTTTAATTTCCATCTTTAGCATATATTTCTCGTAAAGCTGGAACATCATCACCATGTTTAGCACCAAGCATGCGTTCAAATAAAGGAGATCTCTTTAATGAAGCAATCATATCTGGTTTATCAGATACAGGATGATAGATTAAATTAAGAGAACTAAATACTTCCCAAGGTTTTCTTTTATCGCCGTGAATTTGCATAGACTTAAAAGTCCTATCATCTTCACGCCAACCTACAGGTCGTTTTTCAAAATAAATCATCCATGCCATAAATTCTTCATATGGCATTTCTTCTACCAATTTATAAATGGG